AAGTTATATTGTCTCTCCTACTATTATTTTATCATTGCCCAGTTCTATAACTCGTTGTACTGATTTAAATATAGATATAACCCAATCTACTGGTTCTGGTGGAAGACCATGGAATGATATTATTGTAGAAGTATATAAAAACGATTTTTTGCAAAATGAATTAGTTAATTATATTAACAATAATATACATATATTAACACAAAGCACTTTATCAATCCCATCTAATTATTTTTCATATGGAACATACTCATTTTATATAATATTATGTAATTTTATAAATTCGTGTTCTTCTTCATCTAAAAATATAGTAATTGTTGATACTAATAGTAGTATAAGCATTAATTTAGGAAATAATATTTTAATTACACGAAATCAACCATTAAAAATTGCTTCTGAACTAACAATAGTTGATTGTAATGAAAATAGTTATATACAACCCTTTTATAATTGGACTTTATATGAATTATCGTATAACAAAATAGTAACTAATTACAAATCTATATCTAAATTATTTTATAATTACCAATTATATCCAAACACTTTAAAATCAAATACTGTTTATTTATTAAATTTAAATGTAACTAGAGGATTAGTTGTTAGTTCATCGTATATAACTATAACCGTAAAACAAGGCAACTTGGTTTCTTTAATTAATGGAGGATTGGTTCAAACTATTCGTAAAGGGGAAATAAAAATAGTGGATGCTAGTGGGAGTTATGATGAGGATAATGATAATACAAACGGAGGATTATTATATAATTGGAATTGTTTTCAAACACAAGGCGACCTATGTAATTATTTTGTAAGTTTAAATCAAATCTCATATTCTACTAATTCTATTCAGTTATTTACAAATACACTTTTTAATAATAATACCATAATAACACTAACAATAAGTAATTCAATTGGATTAAAAGATGTTACAAATATAATTATAAACACAATTTCCAATGAAACGCCTGTTATAAATATTGATTATGAATTATCTTCTTCATTTGAAAATGTAAATATTAATCAACCATTTCAAATATATAGTTATATTAAACATATTTTACCTATTAGTAACGTATTATGGGGTTCAAACGTGTCTAATATTGAATTGACAAATAATATTTTTTTATTAAATGAAGCCAATACATATATACAATTAATCATTTTACCATATACACTTCCTAGTCGTTCATTTATATCATTTACTTTGCGCATAGAAGACGCATCTGCTACTATTAATATTTATACAAATGGTCCACCTATTCCAGGAATAGTCACAATAAAACCTAAATACGGAATAGAACTGACAGACTTATTTTATTTTAATGCGTTATACTGGACAGATGAAAATATGCCATTAACATATACATATGGGCAAATAGAAGAACATGGTTTTATATATCTTCAATCTAGTTATCGTAATTCATATAATACTATTTTATCTATTGGTAACAATCATAATATTACTTGTTTTATTATTATAGAAGATAGTTATGGTGTTTCAGCGAATCAAACGGATTTTGTTATTCTAACTCAGTTATCTAATAATGAAGCGGAAAATATTATTGTAACTAACTTACAACAAAATATGCTGGAATTAAATCCTATGGATGTGCAAAAAACAGTGTCACTTGGAACAAATATCATAAATAGATATTCGTGTACTAACACTAATAATTGTGATAATAAAAAAATAATTCGTAATAGTCTTGTTTCTGGTGTAAATAATATTATTCAATTAAATGATGTAGATAATAAAAATATATACTCATCAGTTTATTTATTAAATGAATTATCATCCAATATTTATGAACTAACCAACAATACAGCACATAATATTATAAATACGATTGAAATATTATTACAGAATTCTCAACAAAACTCTATAAATTATAATTCTATCTTTTCTGTATTAAATTCGGTTGATACATCGTTAAGTCTATTAACATCTAATAACGAAACAAATATAACGCAAATATTTAATATTTTTGAAAATTATAATGCAATTGCATTAAATTATAAGACTCCAACAACAATTATTAATAAAACTCAAATACAAAATGAAATCTATAATTATTTTCGAATTTCTTCTGGGTCTTTTTTTTATGAAAAAAATATTGAAATTATATACCCACAAACACAAGATGAATTATTCAACGATATTAAATCTAGTATTTCAATTAATGCCATAAATAATATATCTGTAATTCAAACTAGCTTAATTGTTCCTAATAATAGTTTTTTTAAAACAAATAAATCTAACTGGGTAACGCAACCAGTATTTATACAAACTTCAGAGACAGGTTTGTTTACATTTAAACTATATAATAATAAAAATTTTAGTGACAATGATGTTTTGTTAGTTGATACTAACTGCAATTATAACTCATATGAACAATATAATTTTACTTGTCCTGATGGTAGTATTTTAAATCATAAATGTAATGGAACTGCTGGAATAATTTCATCAGAATGTCCGTCGTTAAAATCTGTATGTCATTTATTTGATTTTAAAACACAAGATTTTTTTGTATCTGATTATTGCACTACCATAACAAAAGATAATTATATTATTTGTGAATGTGATTTTCAAACATTAGATTCAAGAAAATTAACGGATTTAAATGATAATAAAAATTCTATAATGGTGGTAACAATTGCAACTTATGTTGCTTCAAATATACAAAACACATTTAAACAAACAGAACAACTGAATATTAACTCGTTTAACGATGCAAGAGTTGTATTAGGCATTTTTTTAACAATATGGGGCACTGGATTAATTCTAATTGCGTCTTATTATATGAAAACAAAATACTATAATAATAGTAAAATATATATAGATATAAATAAAAAAATTAAAAGTGCTAATAATTCAAAATCAATTGGTTTTATACGTAGCAATTTAATTGAATATATGGACAATATTTTACCACATATATTTTTAAAAGATAAATCGTATATGTATAATATATTAAATGAACTAAAACGCAATCATTTTTATTTTAAACTAGTAGAATTATGGAAAAATAGAGATAACAAATATTTTTTTTATACACATCTATTTAACATATTAACAGTATTAACAATGTTTGTTTTTTTCGTATGCTTATTATACGATATTCAATGTCAAACTGATGATAATTCTTGTTCGAAATACATCACACAAGATTCGTGTTTAAATAAAAAATCGTTATTAGATAATACACAAACATATTGTAAATGGAACACAGACAATACGTGTGCATATCAAGAACAAATAGTTTCATTACCAACGATGGTATTAATTGGGTTTTTAGTGTCTATTTTTTCAGAAATTGTTAGTAAACCAGTGGATTATTTATTTGATATAATTAAATCTCCATCAATCAATATTGTAAACAATTTAACAGAACAAGAGACTAAAATATCACTTAAAGAAACTAGAATAAATAGTTTAAAATTAATTAATGATTTCAGATTGTCTAATGCTTCTTCTAAATCGATTGTTGCTAATTTTAACTTGTCAAAAAAATCTACTCAAAAAAGTATATTTATTGATATTGGTAATAATGATGGTTATATATTAAATGACCCAGAAGAGAACATAGAAGTATATTGTGACCAATTTATTAAGACAAATGAAACAATTAATCCAGAAACAACAAAAACAAATCAAGATGATAATAGCAATTATAATACTAATGTGAAAATAAATGAAAAATTGTTAAATTTAATTAACAGACAACGATTATTATTAAATAGAGAGGAACAAAATGAATATGATGAAAATTGGGGTATAAATCCTGTTGGTGAGTTGATGAATCATTCTGGAATTATAACAGAAATAAATAATGTATTTTATAAGAGTAATGAAATTACCACATATTTAAAAAATTCAACAAATTATGATAGAGGTGTTGAAATTATTTATTTATTTATATTAGATTTATTAGGTCGTAAAACACCTGAAGCAAAGATATTTGATAAAAAATTTAACGAGGAACATCAACGATATTCGGTTGTTACAAATACGTCTAAAAGACGTTCAATTGTTTTAATAGTTTGTTTAAATACGTTTTTTATATATTATACTTTTTTACATGCGTTGCTGAAAGGAATAAATTGGCAAAATCAGTTTTTATACTCATCTTTGGTTCAATTAACAATTGAAATATTTTTATTTGAAACAATTGAATGTGTTTATATTAATATTATTATACCTAGTTTTGTTAAAAAATCTGTATCTAAAGCGTATGAAATAATGTTTGAGTTAATTGATGCGGCGTGTATTTTAAATATAGAAAATGTGGAACATTGTATAAACGTTCCAAATTTATTATTTGTCTCTACAAATGTTGCAACACATTACCCAATTTTAATTGAAAGTGTATTAGTAAAATTATACAACACATATTTACCAGGAAAATTATCTGTATTATGGAATAATAATAAACAATTTAATAATTTATATAATAAAAAAGAAGTGTACTATTATTTTACGTGTGTTAGTGTAGTGTTAGTATCTTCTTTTGTTTTTTTTATGCAGTTTATATCGACAATTCCCTTTATGTTTCAAAGAGTAATAATTAAATTTATTCAACCAGTATTATTATTATGTTTAATAACAATTTATAATGAAATTATAAAAAACATATATCTATCTATATGCTTGAGTTTATTCTTGTCTGCGTTAACAGGCCGAACACTATATATATATTCAAAAAAACGCTCAATCACCCAAACTATTGTATAAATAATACAATAGTAAAAATATAAATATTTATACTAACAAATTGAATTTTACACCTTTTCTCATTTAAAACGCCCATTTTATATGAGAACTTATAAATAATTCTTCTTGATTTTTCGCGTCTTGTTTTTCTTATATATATATTTTTCTGGTCTTTCGTAAGCACCCTTAATTATGTTCCTGTATTTTTCCTTTGGAATATTTATTATGGTCTTATTTATATTTTCCTTTAATTCTGGGTGTGTTAATCCGTCTAATTTTTGCAATCGTGATTTCATCATACTAAAATAATTTTCTATGGAATTGGTAAAATGTTGATAAGGAACCGCATATAATAAATAATTGTCCTTGTTTATTAATTCTTTTACCTTTTGATTTCTATGACTGCTTGCATTATCCAAAATTATTAATTTATTCTTGAATTTATTTGTTATATTTGCTTCTAAAAACTCTATCATTCTATCTGCGTTTATTCCACTTTTTTCATATAAATCCCAACCAACTACACCATTTACCGAAATGGCAAATATTCCTGTATATTTCTTGAATACTTCTTGTGATTGTGTTTTTATTACACATCGTTTTCCTTTTTCACTATAACACCGGTTTCTCTTTTGTAATGATTTTATTGAGGTTTCATCAATACATATAATATCCTCTATTTTGTATTTTTTCACTTCATCATAAAAGTTTTTCAAATTGTTATTTATATCAATATCCTTCCCAAACCGCTTTACTGGTTCGTGTCTTATTCTCGTCATTTTTAAAGTAATATTATTATCGTGTATAATACGATTTATGTGAGACTTATTCAAATCTAAATCAGGATATTTATTTTTTAATAAATATAACAACTCTTCAATCGTAATTGTTTTATTTTTCTTAATTTCTTCTAATAAGAAGACAACGTGTTCTTTACGAACTTTGTATGCTTTTGGTGTCCTTTCATAACCAGTAATTTTTCCATCCTTTTTATATTTTTCTACCCAACGCATCAAACTCCTTCTGGAACATTTGAATATTTTACAAACTTCTTCTTGTGATTTATCCTCCACTAAATAATATTGAACGGCAGTTTCTTTATAATCACTACTCTTTTGATGAGGCATATATACTATTTATTTATAAAATTGAATAAATAGTTAAATATATTTTATATTGTAAATTAAAATGTCACATATTTTATCTCTTGGAGCAATCAATAAACTTACTGGCGAATATGTTTATCCTAAAATAGCAAATAAAAAAGATGAATATATTTGTTCTGAATGTAATAAAGATTTAATTTTATGTCAAGGTAAAATTAAAGTTCATCATTTCAGACATAAAGTAGATAATGTTAATCCTTGTCATCATTATAGTAATCCAACTGAAACGCAAATTCACAAAGATGCAAAAATATTATTAAAAAATTTATTGGAAAGAAAAATACCAATTTCATTTATTAGAAATTGTTGTTTATGTAAAATAAATGAAGAATTTGAAATTCCAGAAATAAGTAAAACATCAACTATACAACTTGAATATAGATTTGAATATAATGGTGTAAAATTTGCTGATGTAGCGTATATTGATGATGATGATATTGTATGTATATTTGAAATATGTAATACACATAAAACTTGTAGTGAAAATAGACCTGAACCTTGGTTTGAAATTAACGCAGAAACGCTAATAAAAATCGCAAACGATAATAGTTTAACTTCATTACAAATACCCTGTATAAGATGTGAAAAGTGCAATGATTGCATTGAAAAAGAAAAGGGTAATATTATAAAGAAAAATAAAGCATTAGACATCTTATATAATTGGTTTCAATCTGGAATTGAAATATCACCTTTTAAATATGATTATGCCAGTTTTGCTGGTTTAGAAAAAAACGTAAAAAGTGAGTTTACAGATGAAATGTTTGATTTAATTTTATATGTAGAACCAAGCGAAAAATACCAAAGATATTTTATTCGTTTGATTTATAATTATTCAAATTATTATTTTACAAAAGAAAGAGATTATGCCGAGAGTTACAAAAGCATTTATTATTTAGATATAGATTGGATTTTATCACAAACTGAAATACCAAAAACAATAAATTATATTGCTTCTTTGGATTGTTATAATCATAATGAATTTAATAAATATTGTAATAATTGTGAATCAGGTTGGCCATTCTGGGTTAAAAGAATAAATAATAAAGTTATTCATATTGGTTGTTCTGGGTGTGGTTATAATCCTAACACAGAAATTATAAAGTGTGAAATGTGTTCAAACGATACACCATTATGGGTAATGGAAACAAATAAAATAAATATAAATATTTGTAAAAATTGTGATATCTATTTATTTAGCAGTGGAAATATTTATTTAAATGTTTCATTTAATTTAAAAGATGAGGTTAAAAAACTTGGAGCAAATTGGGACAATAAATATAAAAAATGGTTTATAAATAAAAATAATAAAAATATTGATATGATTCTTCAAAAATGGAAAAGAATATGGTAAAACTAATTTATGGTATGTTTTGTATCCATATGTAATTTAAATAGTCCTTTTGAGAAATTACCAAAATCACATTCTTCACAATAATATTTAAATTCATTTTTTCTCTCTTCTTTATTTGCGTGATTATTTAAATAATGAAGTTTCATATTTGTAGTTCTTGTTGTTGTATAATCGCATAGTTTACATTTTGGTTCTAAAACCTTATCACTTCTCGTTTTTCTCTTTCCGTTATTTTTATGTTTTTCACATTCTAAATGTTGTTTCCAATGTGCAGGATATATACATTTATAATTACAGCATTCACAATAATAATTTGATTTATTCTCTCCTTCATTTGATTTTTCCATTTTTTCAATATAATTACTATAATATTTTATATTTAAATTATTTTGCGTTAAAATGACTTAAAAATAAATAATATTATAGTATATAAAATGAAAGTCAAGAAAAAGAAAAAGGAAGACTTCAAAGAATTTAGGAATAATGAAAAGTCGGCATACAAAACCTTCAAAATTCCACTCAAAACTATTTTACTTAATCATGAAATAATACAACCACTTATAAATAATTTAGTTTTTGAGATGAATGATTTAGTTATTCATACTTATCAATTTATTCGGTTATATGTTTTAGACAAATATGCTAAAAATCTACCTTTACCAACCATAGACGATATATTCATCTCATATTGTATCAAGACATTAGGAACTCGTGATAATAGAGGCAAAAAATGTAAAGATGCTGAACTTTTAGAAACATTAGAAAAATTTTACAAAACTGAATACCAACCCTTACTTAATCACGAAAAAACAAATTTAAAGAACACTACTTTTTTATTACCTTATTTAGCAACACAAATTCATACATCTTTATCTAATAATATTCAAGAGCATTTCATTCAACATTTATTACGATTTATTAATAAAACAACAAATGATATTACAGAAGATAAAGCATTATTATTTCAATTCAAAAAGAATATTATGGAATTAACAGATACAAATGAATTGTTTAATGATTGGAAAGAAATGCATTTACAAAATATCATTCCTGAAAATGTAAAAAAATCCCTTTATTATGATGTGAAAGTTAGACCATTTGAATATTTGAAAGGAATGTTATATATGAATCATATATTAGAAAAACAAGAAAGTAAGTTATTTCAACCATTACCATTACGAAATAACATTATTCCAAAGCATATTATTTTAGATACTGCTTGTATTATTAATTTATTTTGTCCTGAAAAAGATAAAGAAGGAAATAAAATTAAGAAAGGTGAATTATTAAGTAATGTAAAAGATAATCAAAATGAAGTATGGAGCAATTTGTTAAATTTGAAACATAAAATTTTCAAAAATAAACATTATCAGTTTCATAACCAAATACAAACAGACGGAATTTCGTGTTGTTTGTTATTTATTAGAAAAGATTTGAAAGATAAAAAATGGGGTGCAAAAGTTCCTGCATTGGAAGAGCAAGACTTTTATAATATTGAAGATTTATCCAAAGAACAATTAGAAACACTAACAGATAAAACCATTGTTGGTTGCGACCCTGGTAAACGTTCGTTAGTGTATATGATGGATAATAAAGGGAATAAACTCCAATACACAGCACCTCAAAGAAAAAGAGAAAGCAAAGCAAAATGTAATCAAAGAATTTTATTATATGAAAAAAAGAAAAATGGTATTATTGAAAAAGAAACACAATTATCATTTCAAAATAGTAAATCAGTTGATTATGAACACTTCAAAATGTATCTTATTAAAAAGAACAAATTAAACAAAGAAACAATAGAATTCTACAAAAGAGATACTTGGAGAAAAATGAAATTTCGTCAATATAGTTATGGTAAGAAAAGCATTGACACATTCTTGAATAAAATAAAAGAAACATTTGGAGAAAAATTATTGATTGGGTATGGCAATTGGAGTAGAGATACACAAATGAAATTTTTTATGCCTACAATGAATAAAGGATTAAGAAAATTAATTCATAAAAAATATGACACAATAACCATAAATGAATGTAATACAAGTAAAAAATGTTGTGATTGTCATAAAGATTTAGAGTATTACAAAGATAAGGAAGGTAAAAAGGTATTTCGTCTATTAGTTTGTTCTAACTGCGTGAGTTGCGAAAACAAAAAAATCGTATTTAGAACAAGGGATGCAAATTCCTCAATAAATATTTTGAAATTAACGAAGTGTTGGATAAATAATCAAACAAGACCAAGCGAATTTCAAAATCACATTTCGTCTTTCACTTCTTCAACAACAAAAGAGAAGAAGAAAAAGTAAGACCATCAATATTGATTTTACATTTTTTCTTATTTTTTTGTCCTATAAAATGGGCGTTTTAAATGAGAAAAGGTGTAAAATGTAATTTGTTAGTTTAGTTCATTTTATTCTCTATTTTATTTAACAAGTCTTCGCTATAAACTAATTTACCAGAAGGTTTATAAGAATTTATCGGTGTATATTTTTTACTGTTCTTTATTTGCTGTATTGAATTTGAACTTTGATAATCTACATCTTCTTCATCATCCACCTCATTATGTTCTTCTATTATTTGTCCATATTCGTTTACTTGTACCCCCATTTTTTTTTTAATTTCAGTCCTCACATATGACGGAACCCAATGGTCCCAACAAATAAATATAGTATTTGGATGAAAATATCTAACATTAAATCCATTTTCTTGTAATACATTCATTACATATGCTATACAACCTGCTTGGTCGTACTTAGGAACACCTATTATTATTTCTGGAACAACAAACCAACAAAACTTTTCGTGAATATTTTGTTTCGCAGTTGTTTTAATTCTTACGTGAATGCGATTTAAAATTTTTCTAAATAATTCTAACTTATTTTGGTCTATTTGCCGTTTTTTCTCGTATAATTCGTCAATATTAATTTTTTCAGAGAATTCAGCAAAATTTTCCAATGTAAAAATATTAGCCATTTAATTCATTATAAGAAAAAAAAATTAAACATTAATTGTATAAATATATATGACTATAAAACATTTAGTAATTAGCGGAGGTGGGCCACTAGGATTAAGATATTTGGGCGCGTTAGAAAAACTTGAAAAAGAAAGTTTTTGGAAATTAGATAATATTAAATCTATTTATGGAACATCTATTGGAGCAATTATTGGAGCATTTATATGTTTAAACTATGATTGGGATACATTAAACAAATATATTATTGAACGTCCTTGGCACGACGCTTTTAAAGTGAGTCCTAAACAAATTTTTGATTCTTATTATAATAAAGGGTTATTCGATAAAAAGATTTTAGAAATTATTTTTAAACCCTTATTAGAAGCAAAAGATTTAACATTAACTATTACATTAAAAGAATTTTATGAGTTTTCTAAAATAGATTTACATATTTTTACATTTGAATTACATACGTTTGAAACAGTTGAATTTTCGCATACGACTCATCCTGATTTTAGTTTATTGCAAGTATTAACTATGTCATCGGCATTACCAGGTATATTTATGCCTACAATAATAGATAATAAATGTTATGTAGATGGAGGTGTAATGTGTAATTATCCTTTAAATCAATGTTTAAGAGATAATACTAACAAAGATGAAATATTAGGTATTAGGAGTTCATTTAATAAAGACACGGATCATTTTACTAATGTAGAAGTTACAACAGAGTCATCCTTGTTAGAATATATAATGTGTTTGACTATTAACTCAATGAATTATATAAGAGATAGTGTTAAAATGGATAATATTGAAAATACAGTAAGATGTTATATAAGTGAAAATCCATTAACACTGGAATTTATCCAAGAATCGGTAAGAAGCCAAGATTTAAGACGTCAATGGATACAAATGGGAGAAGAAGATGCTATACAATTATTGCAAAATAGATAAAAGTTTACAATAAAAGTTTATAGCACGGTATTCAAGAATTCTTCCATTGTAGATTTAGTTGGTTTCGCATCATATTCAATTACCTGATTATCTTTAATTAACTTAATTGTAGGATATCCTTCAATAGCATATTTATCCATTAATTGACTGACTTCATCAGTCTCGTTAGTACAATTATGCTCTTCAAAATAAACAGTATATCCATTAATCATTTTCCCATCATATTGGTCTTTAATTGCATCCCATTCTGGTTTAGCAGTTTTACAGTGTGGGCACCAATCAACATAAAAAAGCATTAACGTAGCTGTTTTATTAGAGTTTTGATCCTTTGGAATATTTTCCCTATTCGCGTGAAATGCAGTAGTTGATTTAGCATATTGTTTATATGTATAATAAGCAAAAAGTATTAGCAATAAAACACCAATAATAATAGCCATAGATTTCCAATTCATTAACCCACTAACTCTTTGCAATATAGTAGGGGTTCCACCTGTTGTTAATCTATTTATTGGTGCAATAGTAGAAGTAGAAGTTGTATACGTATTCATTATATATTAAATAAGAATAATTATCATTATTGTTTAACGCATTGAAGATTTAATAAATATGTCTAAATAGAATAGCAATCATTTGTTTATAATTTTCTGATTATAGAAAGAAGAAGAACTAACAAAAATAAAGAAAATATATAACTGCATAACAAATTTGTCTTAAATGGGTCCCATGGATTTGCGTTAAATATATGTATATTAAAATTATTTGCAAATTTGTTAGTTTGGTTAATATTATAATAGATTGTATATCCTAAAAGAGCAATAATGATCATTTTTCCAAAAATAGAAGATAGCATAAAAGAATTAAGAGGAGTCATTAAAAATAAAATAATAAGAAATATTGATATACCTAAACACATACATACGTTTTGTGTTGATTTTGCATATTCAACAACCATTATAGAAGAAGAAACCGTCATTAAAATATATTTATATTTTATTTTTATACTTATATATAAATGGGAAAGACTCGTAAAAACAGGAATTCAAATAATATAACAAAAAAACAAAGAGTTTTTAAAAAAGGGGATTTTTATTCAGGAGATGGTTTTTTAACAAGTGTTTGGGGTCCAGCTCAATGGCATATGCTTCATACAATTAGTTTTAATTATCCTGTGAAACCAACCTTGGAAGAAAAGAAACAATATAGGAATTATGTGATTTCATTACAAAATATATTGCCGTGTGGGGCGTGTCGTAAAAATTTAAAAATGAATTTCAAGCATTTACCATTATCAATGAAACATATGGAGTCACGTGACTCCTTTTCGCGTTATATTTATAATTTACATGAATTGGTTAATAAAATGCTTAAAAAGACATCTAATTTAACCTATTGTGATGTGCGAGAACGATATGAACATTTTAGAGCGAGGTGTGTTGATGAAAAGCCAAAAGTATTTAAATATTCAGAAATAAAGACACAAAAAAATCGCAGGGAAAAGGGATGTACGGAACCGCTATATGGTAAAAAGGCGCGTTGTATATTAAATATAGTTCCACAAGATGAAAAAGGACAGAGCATTCAAATTGATAAAAAATGTATGAAACATAGAAAGTAGGGAGCCACTCTTCTCCATCCACCACAAATATTAAACCTTTTATTTGGGGTGCTCTGCAACTAAATATTCAGCCATTTGAACACCTTTTATAATGAAGCCATTTTTGCTATATACTTTTTTTATATTTTCATCACAATCTAAAATAACTTTATAACAATTATTTTCTCTAGCAAATAATTTTAATAGATTTAACACTTTTTGACTAATCCCTAACCCTTGCATATGTTTAACTACTACAATATCTTCTATATGGCCTACATTTTTTCCGTCGTGTATTATTTTAGGTTCGATGATGATAGTTCCAGACGCAATAATATTTACGGATATATCATCTTTATCATATATAAAGCCAACAATAATGCATCCCATTTTATTAATTTTTTCAATGTTTTCAAGAAATAACGATGTTTCGATGAGATTTGTAGTCGTTAAGTTTGATAAAAGAAGTAAATATTGGTTTTTAATAGTTTCCGTCATAGATGGATTTTCAGAAATTAATTCAATTAAAGGTTTATAAATAATTTCGCTCATATACATATAAAAAATTATTATTTAAATTGTTTATTTTTTATATTTACAGGTCGCCATTCTTCCCCATCCACCACAAATGTTAAACCTTTGGAAATTTACATTCCAAATGTTGAAAAGTCATTTAATACTGGCATTGGCATATAATTTTGATTAAATGCGCTGTAATTCGGTCGTTTAACACAATCAAACGCGGGTTCAGGACAACGGGCACACGGAGGACAAGGTGGACACTTTGTTACATCTGTATTATCCGAAGATTGAACTATTGGGTCAGGACATTTGGGGCAAACAGGTGGTACAACTTGTGACTTTAATATATATAAGTCTTCTTCCCCTGATGGAATTTGAGAGCGAGGAATACCTTGTGGTAAAGAATTATAATAAGCAGATGAATCATATGTAGAATATGTATTTCCAGCAGGACCTGTTACTGTAGTTGCTTGACCACCATTAGGCCCATAATAAGTATTCGCATTAATATCAGAACCCGTTGTATTATTATCCGCATCATACTGATTAATTGTTCCATCTTGGCTATTATATGTATATGTATTATCTCCAGTATACACCACTTTGGAACCATTTGGACCAGTAATTTCAACAGCTTGATTTCCATTGCTGTCTGTAATCATTTTAGCCGAACCTCCATTTTTACCATAATAAGTAGTTGTATCCGCATTAATATTATTATCAATATAATAAATATCAGTAGTTCCATTTTTGTTAGTTATTACTAGAGTATTATTATTTTGCGTTTTTATAACACGAGCAGTTCCTCCGTCAGGACCATAGAATATAGTTGGGTATGATGTTCCATTATAATGATTATAATTATCATAATTAGTTGTAGTACCATTACTTGTTGTAGTTCCGTTTTGTGTTGTAGCCGTTGAATTTCCTGTGTTTGGATTATTTGTTAATGTTAATACAATATTACCACTACTATCTTTCACTTGAACAGCGGTTCCGCCATATGAACTTTGTTTTACAGTAGCAGTAGCACCATTTGGTCCAGTATATGTGTCTGAGGATGTGCTAGTAGAAGTATATGTAGTGCTTGTTCCGTCACTGGTTGTAACAACTAAAGAATTTTGTCCATTTGAATCCGTTTGAACTTGAGCAGAAGCACCGTTAGGTCCATAATATATTTGTCCATTTTCCATACCTTCCATAATTCCTCTACCGCCTAAAAAGGAACATAAAATTAATCCTAATAATAAAATTATAAAAAGTATTAATAATTCGCCTTTCATTGTATAATTTATATTGTGAAAAAAATTGATTTAATAATAATTATTATTATTTTAAGATAAAGGATAACAATACATGTCTGGAAATAAAAACGATAACTGGGTTAGTGCGGTTATTATTGACGATAATAGTGACGATACTAGTCACGATACTAGTCATAATAATAAAGATATAAAAGAAGTATTTGATACAGAAATAAAAATAGAAGAGGTTAAGGTTAAACCAAAAAGGAAGAGAATTATTCAACAACCATTGCAAAAATATATAGATGAAAATACCAGTATAATTGAAATTGGGATAGATGAAGCAGGTAGAGGTCCTATGTTTGGTAGAGTATATGCAGGAGTTGTTGTTTTACCTAAAGATGATAGTTTTGACCATTCTCTGATGAAAGATAGTAAAAAATTCCATAGTAAAAAAAAGATTGAACAAGTAGCGAAATATATAAAAGAAAATGCAATTGCTTGGGCTGTAGAGTATGAAGACGAACAAACGATTGATGAAATTAATATTTTACAAGCAACACAATCAGCAATGCATAAAGGGATTAAAAATATAATGGCCAAATTAGAAAACTTAACAGACTTACAGCACGATAAAATACTATTGTTAGTTGATGGTAATTATTTTAAGCCATTCTCAATATTAAATAAAACAAAAACAAAATTAGATACTATTAAATATCAAATGATTGAAGGAGGTGATAATAAATATACATCTATCGCGGCGGCATCTATATTAGCAAAAGTAGAAAGAGATAAATATATTGAAGAACTATGTATTTCAAATCCTGAATTAATAGAATATTACGGGATTGATTCAAATAAAGGATACGGATCTAAAAAACATATGGATGGAATAAAACAACACGGGATTACTAAATGGCATCGTAAAACCTTTGGAATTTGTAAGGAATTTGCTTAAACGCAATAAATGATAATCATATTTATATATTAATTTTTTATCTTATTATATAAATGGTTAAAATACTTGTATTTGATACAGAAACTACTGGATTACCACCTTTTCAAATAAATGAAACAGAATATCCCCCACTAAATGTAAATGGCAAATGGGAAAGATGGGATGATTATAATTTCCGTATAAAAATGATTAGAGAAGAAAGTAATTCAAAAAAAATGGCTTTAGAACAAAACCCTGAATTATGGCAACAATATAGAGAAACGTGGCCTTATATAGTCCAATTAAGTTATATAATGTTTGACACAGATACAAATAATACAAATGTGAAAAATGTTTATATAGAAATGCCTCCACAATTTACAACTGATGAATACTTATCTAGTCCTAATACACATCCAATAACAAAAGCGGCAATAAAAGCAGGATTAGAAGCCGAAAGAACAGATATAAACACAACATTAACCGATTTTATGGAAGTTTTTAGAGTAGCTGATATAGTAACTGGACATAATATTGATTTTGATATAAATATGCTATTGGCTGAATGTGTTAGAACGGATAATAATAATATTTTTTATGAACTTATTGCTTCAAAAGGAGCAAATAAATTTTTTTGCACTGCATGTAAAGCAACAAATGTTGTCAATATTTGTTATGACTGTAAAAAAATGCCCCCTATATTTAAAATGCCCAAGTTAAATCAAGCATATTTTAGAATGTTTGGTTATGCTCCAAATGAAACCGCTTTACATAACGCTTTAATTGATGTGGTCGCTTGTTTAAGAGTATTTTACCGTCTATGGTTTCAAGGAATTGGGTTTGCTGAAAATACTCAAAAAGTTCCTGTTTGTGGCGTGGGAGAACCTGATATCTATTTACAATTAAAAGATATTGACCCTGAAAATGAAATAATTAAAATAATTAATAGTTTTACACCAGAAGGAATAGACCCAGCAGGAGTGGGTCCTTCTAGACTAACTATATGTCCTCTAATAGATAATGATATAATAGAGTCTCAAATGACCCACAGGAGCGTTAAAGATATAAAAATAGAAAATGAAGGTAGTTCTAGATTAGGTAGATATAAGAAGGTAACGGGTATTAATCCATTTGAAAAATATAAAAAAAAAGGTGGTTCTAGGAACTCTAAAAACTCTAAAAAAGCCAGGAAACCCAGGAACTCTAAAAACTCTAAAAAATCTAGAAAATCTAGAAAATCTATATAATAATTCTAAGCAGAACACATTTCACATATTTCCTCTTGTTCTTCTTCTTTTGCATCTGGCTCAATTGTAAATTGTTGA